GAAACTAAAAAAACATTTAAGGAGTTTGTAGAGAAGGGTGAGATTCCAAATCTCCTTCTTGCAGGTCCTCCTGGTATTGGTAAAACCACCATTGCAAAAGCACTTTGTAATGAACTGGGTGCCGATTATTATGTGATTAATGGATCTGATGAAGGAAGATTTCTGGACACCGTAAGAAATCAGGCAAAGAACTTTGCTTCCACTGTCTCACTCACAGGGTCCTCTAAACACAAAGTCATTATTATAGATGAGGCAGACAATACGGGTAATGATGTTCAACTCTTACTACGGGCAAATATTGAGGCATTTTATAACAACTGCCGATTTATCTTTACCTGCAACTATAAAAACAAAATCATCGAACCACTTCACTCACGTTGTGCGGTAGTTGACTTTACAATCAAAGGAAAACAAAAAGCACAACTCGCAGGAGCATTCTTCAAGAGACTTCAAAATATCCTTGATGAAGAAAGAATTGAATACGATCCAAAAGTTCTTGTTGAAATCATTTCCAAGCACTTTCCCGATTTTCGACGTGTATTGAACGAATGTCAAAGATATTCGGTAAGTGGTAAAATTGATTCAGGTATTCTCGCATCATTCTCTGATGTTTCTGTAAATGAACTGGTCAAGTCGCTCAAGGAAAAGAACTTTACTGAAGTCCGTAAGTGGGTGGTCGCCAACTTGGACAACGATGCTTCTCATTTACTTCGCAGGGTTTATGACGCCTGTTATGATTGCCTTTCACCCCAATCTATTCCTGCTGCCGTTCTTGTTATTGCTAAGTATCAATACCAATGTGCGTTCGTGGCTGACCAAGAAATTAATCTCCTAGCAGCACTAACAGAATTAATGGTGGAGTGTGAATTTCTATGAACTTTTATAAAATCAATAGAGCAACTCTATACGAATATCCAGTCAAAACAACTCCTGAAAATGTCAAAGAGGCAAATGAAGGTCTCTTTCGTGCTAAAATGACTCTTCCTGCTGCCGCAAAACATTGTGGTATGACGCAGAAGGAAATGAAATTAACCTTCTTTGAATATTTGAAGTATCACAAACCTGATTATGAAATCTCTTAAGACTCCCCTGAGGTATCCTGGCGGTAAGTCCCGTGCTTGCGTCAAGATGGATCCATATTTTCCAGACCTTCGCAACTATGATGAGTTCCGTGAACCATTTCTTGGTGGTGGAAGTGTAGCAATTCATATTACCAAAAAGTATTCCTATTTGAACATCTGGGTAAACGATTTGTATGAACCCTTGGTAAATTTCTGGCAACAACTCCAGATCTTTGGAACTGATTTAAAGGATAAACTAGTAGATCTTAAGACGGCAAATAATACGCCAGAGTTAGCAAGAGAACTTTTCCTTAAAGCGAAGGAGCAAATCAATGACCAAAGTTTACCTAGCATTGATCGTGCTGTGGCTTTCTATATTGTCAATAAGTGTTCTTTCAGTGGTCTCACGGAGAGTTCATCATTTTCTCAACAAGCATCCAATTCCAACTTCAGTTTGCGGGGTATCGAAAAACTGCCTGCGTATTCTAAACTGATTGAACACTGGCGTATAACTAACTATTCCTATGATTATCTGATGGATGGAAATATGGGTGCTTTTATGTATCTTGACCCTCCTTATGATATTAAGGATAACCTCTATGGGCGTAAGGGATCAATGCACAAAGGATTTGATCACGATAAGTTTGCTGCTGATTGCGATGCTAATGATATGGATCAGTTAGTGAGTTATAATTCTGATCAACTTGTAAAAGATAGGTTTAAAAACTGGAATGCTGCTGAATTTGATCTGACTTATACGATGCGTTCTGTGGGCGAATATATGCGTGAGCAAAAACACCGTAAAGAACTACTGCTTTTTAATTATGGAATTGAAGGACTGGTTAAACTCGATTAATCAAACGAAGCAACACCTGATTAATGAAGACCCTTCACTTGAGAAGGAATATGCCCCTTACATTATCAATCGCTGTCTCTCTGGACACATTGATTGCATTATGTTTGCGAATGAGATGAATCGATATCATTCTCTTTCAAAGAAGATGCAATATGACTTTTTTATAAATAGTCTGAGGAAAAAGAAGAGATTTTCTCCCTGGCTCCGTCAAGATAAAATCAAAGACCTTGATTATGTCAAACGTTATTATGGATATAGTAATGAGAAGGCAAAACAAGCTTTGAGGATTCTTACCAAAGAACAACTAACATTTATTAAATCGAAATTTGAAACTGGAGGAACAAAATGAGTGTCGTTCAAGAACCTGAAGTGAAGTGGGCGCCCGACCAAATGGTGGAAGTGATTCTTAATGAACCTGATGATTTTTTAAAGGTTCGTGAGACTTTGACCCGCATCGGAGTTGCTTCAAGAAAGGAAAAGAAAATCTATCAGTCTTGTCATATTCTACATAAGCAAGGTAGGTATTATCTCGTTCACTTTAAAGAACTGTTTGCTCTGGATGGCAAACACGCAAACTTAACCGTAAACGATGTTCAGCGTCGCAATCGTATTGCTCAACTGATTGCCGATTGGGGATTGGTTACTGTTGCAAATCCATCACAAATTCAAGATATTGCTCCTTTGAATCAAATCAAAGTTCTTGCTTATAGGGACAAAGGGGATTGGATTCTGGAAACCAAGTATAATATTGGTGCTAAAAAGAAAAAAGTAGAGGATGCCGAATAAAAAAGAGCGGGTTTTGCACCCGCCTTTTTTGTGAAAAGTCTTATAATTATATACGGATGCCGAAAGGGTCCACAAAACACAAACTCGCTTTTAAAGGAGCTACTATAATGACTAATCTCACAAGGTATACTGCTGCGGATCTTCCTACCCTAATGGAAAAGATCACAAGAAACAGTATTGGTCTAGACGAATACTTTGATCGTCTATTCACACTTCACGAAACAACTTCTAATTATCCTCCATTCAATTTAGTTCAAGTCAGTAATGTAGAATCAAGACTTGAACTTGCTCTTGCTGGATTTAAAAAGAAAGAAGTCTATGTCTACACCCAAGATGGCAAACTCTTTGTTGAAGGGCAAAAAGAGGATAAAGAAACTGACACCAGGTATGTCCACAAAGGTCTGGCTCAACGGTCATTTACACGTTCCTGGACACTCTCTGATGATACGGAAGTTAGATCAGTTGATTTTGAAGATGGACTTTTGACAATTACTCTTGGTAGAATTGTTCCTGATCATCATAAAAGAAAGGATTATCTCTAAATATTAACGAATATCGTCGGCGCTTTGCCATAGAGGGGCAACTGGCAAAATCCAGTTGACGCCCCTCTGTTTTTTTGCTATAATAACAGGAGGAATAATCTAATCAATGTCGATCAAAGTAATTTTATTAAAGTCTGGAGAACAGATAATTACTGATGTAAAAGAAATCGTTTCTGAAGAAAAAACGGTAGCTTATCTTTTCAATCAACCACAAAAGGTAACAATTAATAAACCATTTTTAGTGTCTGAAAATGATACTGAAAGGTCTTATGAAATTACATTCTCTCAATGGATGCTATTGTCGGCAGATAAAGAAATAGCAGTTCCTACAAGTTATGTTGTAACATTAGTAGAACCATTGGATAGTGTTAAACAAATGTATTTGGAGAAAGTAAATGGAACAAATCATCAAGTGTCTTCTACTGAAGAATGATACGGTTTTAATTAGCGAAATTGTAGAAGTGGGATCTGAACTCGGAGAGCCAGATTGTAAACTTACAAATCCATTTAGGTTAGTCAATCAATCTAATACTTATGTTCTCGAACCCTGGATTGATTATAGTAATCAAAATGAATTTATGATTCACTCTGATAGCATACTGACAATAGTAGATCCAACCGCAGATCTTCTTTCCAAATATTTTGAATTGATTGCATAATGCGCTTTTATACAAACGTTCAAATGGTCGGGGACCACTTCTTGGTTCGTGGTTATGAAGATGGTAAACACTTTATGACCCGTGAGAAGTTTTACCCGACTCTTTTTGTCCCTTCTAAAAAACAAACTAAATATCAAACTCTAAATGGAGAGTATGTTGAAGAAGTTCAACCTGGTACTGTCCGTGAGTGTCGTGAATTTGTAAAGAGGTATGATGGCGTAGAAAACTTTAAGATTTACGGAAACACCCAATACATCTATCAGTACATCTCTGAAATGTATCCAGAGGAGGAACTGAAATTTGATATCAGTAAAGTTAAAGTTACTACACTTGATATTGAGGTTGCATCGGAGAATGGTTTCCCTGATGTAGAGTCTGCTGCCGAAGAAGTTCTTTTGATTACTATTCAGGACTATTCTTCTAAACAGATTCGCACTTGGGGTATGGGTCCATTTAAAAATCAACAAAAGAACGTAATCTATCGCTCTTTTAATAATGAGCGTGACCTTTTGATGGATTTTATCAACTGGTGGATGGTT